CATTTAGTTTATGGGGTAGACAACGTAGAACAATTAAACTATGCTAAGGGCAAGATCAGTGCTTATGATGCACTGCTACAGGATTTAACAGACCTGCAAAAAAACGAGGAGTAAAAAATGACAAGTAAGTCAAGTATTATCAAACCTGATTATATTAAGGATGAAACTATTGCATCTAAAGATAATCAAGATTCCCCAAAACTAACTCAAAGCTACTTAAACGAAATTGACCGATTGCCTGACCCAGTTGGGTATCGTATGTTGATTAAAATGTGGAAGATGTCTGAAATGACAGATGGCGGTATTGCTTTATCTGAACAAACTTTAGAAACATCTGAAATGACATCGGTAGTAGGGTATGTCGTAAAAATGGGGGACATGTGTTACAAGGATAAAGAAAAATTTTTAACCCCATGGTGTAAAGAAGGTCAGTTTGTAGTTATAGGCCGTTATGCAGGAGCAAGATTTAAAACCAAGTTTGGCGAACATAGAATCATTAATGACGATGAGATCGTAGGTACAATTGAAAAACCCGAGGATATCCTCGCACTATTTTAGGAGTAAAATATGTCGGAAGTACAACAGCAAGAAATTGAATTAGATACTGATGGTATCGAAGAAGAAAGCGTACAGGTAGACCCTGTTGAACAAGAATCTGAGTCCGTCAAGGATGCGGTAGGTGAAGTTGATTTAGGTTACAAAGACCCCATAAAAGAAGATACTAAATCTGAAATTGTTGAGGAAGTTAAAGAAGAATCTCAACCTGAAGACAATCTTCAAGTCGCTTCTGAAAAAACGCAAAAAAGAATTGATAAGCTAACTCGCAGAATGAGAGAAGCTGAAAGAAAAGAAAAAGCTGCTATAGATTACGCAAAAGGTTTACAAAGAAAATATTCAGATATAGAAAAAAATTCTATACTTGCCGATACAGGCTATGCAAAAGAATTTGATGCTAGAGTTGACGCTCAAAAGGAACAAGTTAGAATTAAATTACAAGACGCTATTGATGCTGGAGACTCTGCTAAAATTGTAGAAGCTAACGACGAACTAGCTCAGTTAGCTGTACAGAAAGAAAAAGCAAGAGTTAAATTAGCTGACACAGAAAGATTGCAGAAAGAAAGAGAATCTGAAGTGGCTCAACCAACTCAAGAAGTTCCTCAAGAAGTTAATCCAACACCAGCTAGTCCACGAGCTCAAGAATGGGCAGAAGAAAACACATGGTTTGGTAATGACAAAGCTATGACTAATGCCGCCTTTGGTATTCATGAAGATTTAGTTGGGCAGGGGTTTGACTCAGAGTCCGATGACTATTACAATGAAATTAATAAACAGATGAGGGAATATTTCCCTACGAAGTTTACAACTGAAAAAGTTGAAGAAAAGAAACCCGTTCAAACTGTTGCCTCAGCGGGGCGTAAACAGCAAGGACGCAAAACCGTGAAACTCACCCGTTCACAAGTAGCAATAGCTAAAAAATTAGGGGTGCCACTAGAAGAATACGCTAAATTCGTGAAGGAGTAACGATATGACAGATAAAGTAAAGAAAAGAACCTCACGCAGCTCAAAGGAGAGTGTAGAAACTCGTAACAAACCTTGGGCTCCACCGTCAAGTTTAGATGCACCCCGAGCACCGCAAGGTTATGCTCATAGATGGATAAGGGTAGAAAGTGCTGGTTTTATGGATACAGGTAATGTTTCCAAAAAACTTAGAGAAGGTTGGGAATTTGTTCGATCTGAAGAAGTGAAGAATGAAATCGGTGACCATGACTATCCAGTTATTCATGAAGGCAAATATCAGGGGCTAATCGGAGTTGGTGGCCTTGTGTTGGCAAGGATACCTGAAGAAATAGTCGAACAACGCAAGAAGTATTTTAGAGATATTACTTCTGACCAAGTTAAAGCAGTTGACAACGACATTTTAAAGGAACAACGACCAGAGATGCCTGTAAATATCGACAGACAGTCTCGTGTAACTTTTGGTGGTAACAGAAAGTCTTAATTTTTTAGCTTTTGTAACCACATTTGTTTAACTATTTTAATGGAGTTTAATTATGGCAAACCAAGATGCTGCATTTGGTATGCGTCCAGTAGGCAGAGTAGGTGGAACACCCTACACTGGTGGACAAACTCGTTACAGAATAGCTGCAAACTACGGAACAGCAATTTTCAAAGGTGACATGGTAATGCAAGTCACTGGCGGAACAGTTGAAGTACATGCCGATGGCGGTACAGTTCCTATTGTGGGTGTTTTTAACGGGTGTCGCTACACGGACCCATCCACTGGAAAAGAAACTTTTTCCAATTTTTATCCCGCGAGCACAAATGCTTCAGATATTGACGCATTTATTATTGATGACCCAATGGTTATTTTCGAAATTCAAGCAGATGCTGCTTTCCCTATAGCTGACTTATTCGGTAACTTTGATATCGTTTATACATCAGCTGGAAGCACAACAACTGGTATATCTGGTGCTGAATTAGATGTAACTACTGGTGCAACAACTGCTGGCTTACCTATTAAAGCGGTCGATGTTTCAAGAGACCCTAACAATAGTGATGTCGGTAGTGATGCAACCAATGTGCGAGTGATTATTCAAAACCACATATTCGGCCAAAAAGGGGCTGGGTTAGCTTAGGAGGAAACTATGGCTATTTCAAGATCACAACTAGTCAAAGAGTTAGAGCCTGGGCTTAACGCTCTTTTTGGACTAGAATACAACCGTTATGAAAACGAACATGCTGAAATTTTTGATTCAGAAAGCTCTGACAGAGCCTTTGAAGAAGAAGTTATCTTGTCTGGTTTCGGAGCGGCTCCTGTAAAATCTGAAGGTGAGGGTGTATCTTTTGATACTGCACAAGAAGGTTATACAGCAAGATATACACATGAAACTATCGCAATGGCTTTTGCTATTACAGAAGAAGCAATTGAGGATAATTTATACGACAGATTAGCAGGTCGTTACACAAGAGCATTGGCTCGTTCTATGGCTAACACTAAACAAGTGAAAGCTGCAAACGTGCTTAACAATGCTTTTAACTCAAGTTTCACAGGCGGTGACGGAGTTGAACTATGTTCAGCTGTACACCCTCTAACAAACGGCGGTACATTTGCTAACGAGTTGTCAACAGCTGCTGACCTTTCAGAAACATCTATGGAGCAATCATTAATTGATATCGCTGCATTTGTTGATGAAAGAGGTCTTAAAGTTGCTTTACAAGGTGCTAAATTAATCATTCCAAAAGAACTTCAGTTCACAGCGGAAAGAATATTGAAAACACCTCAGCGTGTCGGTACATCAGATAACGATATTAATGCTATGGCTTCAATGGGTATGATCCCACAAGGCTACAGAGTTAATCATTACTTAACTGATACTGATGCTTTCTTCATTATGACTGATGCACCTAACGGAATGAAACAATTCGTTAGAGCACCAATCAAAACTGCTATGGAAGGTGACTTCGATACAGGTAATGTAAGATTTAAAGCAAGAGAAAGATATTCATTTGGGTTCTCTGATCCTAGAGGAATATTCGGTTCTCCTGGTGCTGCGTAAGTAGTAATTTGGAGGGAAGATTAAGGGGACTTTCGAGTCCCCTTTTTTTTGGGTATAATAAAGCTACTATACAAATAACTTGAATACAGACGCGTATAGTCGATTTACCTAAAAACTGTATTCTTTAATTTAGGAGATGGCTATGAGTAATTCAACATTTAGTGGTCCAGTCAGATCAGTAGGCGGCTTTACAGTCGTATCTGCTAAAGATGACGGAACAACACAAGCAAGTATTAGCTCAACTGGTGTAGCATCATTAGATGCCAACACAATGTCAGTAGAAGCTGGTACTGGTATCACCACAGGTACTGGAACTGTTTACAGAAGTTCTGTTATTAGAGAAGGTGGTATTATCACAACACAAATTTTAATAGATTTAACAGGTTTAAGATCAACAGGTTCTGGTGACATTATTGGTGTTGATGGAACATCTTTAGTTTGTCATATTGGTCAGATTGTTGCGGCAACAAACGGTACTATCCTAACAGGTAGTATGGAATGTTTTGAAGCACCAACTGGCGGTGATCCAGATATCAATGTGCACTCTGCGACAGAGGGTACAGGGGTTGAAGACGGAGCTATCGGCGACTTAACTGAAACATTATTAGTTAACGCTGGTGATGCAACTTTAGGTAGTAAAGTATACTTTACAGCCGTACCTGCTGCTGATTCGTTCTTATATTTAACAACTGGTGCTGCAACAGATGGAGACTACACCGCTGGTAAATTATTAATTGAACTTAAAGGTTACGCAGCGTAATATGATTTAAGTGCCTCTTCGGAGGCACTATTTTAGTTTCTTAATTAAGGAGGGAAACATGGCAGATACAGTAACAGGACCTACAAT